GCTAACCTCAAAAACCCAAGCCGTCATAATGGCCAACGCCTCCCGCTCAGACCCTGACTGGCGCTGGACAGCAGTGCGCATCTTCGCAAAAGCCCAGCACAAGGTGAACGAAGGCTCCATTTTCGGGTCCTGGAAAGCCTGCCAAACGCTCGCCCTCATGCACGATGCTGTGGTCCTGCTCCTTGGGCCCGTGAAGAAATATCAACGCATCTTCGACGAGATCGACCGCCCGGACCACCTGTACATCCACGCGGGGCACACCCCATTCCAAATGTCCAAGTGGTGCCAACAACACCTTTCCTCCCGCGAGCACCTGGCCAACGACTACACAGCGTTCGACCAATCTCAACATGGTGAGGCCGTTGTGCTGGAGCGCAAGAAGATGGAGCGCCTCAACATCCCTCAGCACCTCATCGACCTCCACGTCCACCTTAAAACCAACGTCGAGACTCAGTTTGGACCCCTCACCTGCATGCGCCTCACAGGAGAACCTGGCACGTACGACGACAACACCGACTACAACTTGGCCGTCATTCACCTCGAGTACGCCGTCGGATCGACCCCATGCATGGTTTCTGGCGACGATTCTCTGCTCGACCAAGAACCTCCGGTGCGTGATGAGTGGCCCGCTCTACGCGAGCTCCTCGCCCTTCGGTTCAAGAAGGAACGCGGACGCTACGCCACATTCTGCGGCTACTACGTCGGTCCCGCTGGCTGCGTTCGATCCCCAGTCGCTCTCTTCGCAAAGCTTATGATCGCCGTGGACGACGCGTCTATCCGCGACAAGATCGTCGCTTACCTCACAGAGTTCTCCGTCGGCCACTCCCTCGGCGACGCCTTATGGACGGTTCTCCCCGTTGAAGTCGTGAAATTTCAGAGCGCCTGCTTCGACTTCTTCTGCCGCCACGCCAAGCCTGAACTCAAGCTCTGCCTCAAGATCGGCGAGGTCCCCGAGCCAGTCCTCCAAGCGGCCTTCCAGCACATCAAATGGGCCACCCACGCTGTCTACGCCTTGCTAAGCGTCAATCACCGTCGGCAGATCCTCCACTCCGGCCGCCTCGGCCGCTCCATGCCCGAGGACCCCCAAGTCAGCCAGCTACAGGGTGAATTGCTGCAGTCGTTCCAATCGAGCATCCACCTCCCCCTCCGTGGCGGCTGCATGTCTCGCGCTGAAGCCCACCAGCTTCTCCTCCCCCTATCAGGCGCCATCTCAATCCCTCCCGGTCAGACGTCCATGGCACTTGATGCCACCAAAGTGGGGCCGACTCCAGATCGCGACGACCGTATTGATCGCCAGCCTCCTCTTCCTGCTCCTCCTCGCGTTCTCGAAACCCAGGCGCCGGTCCACGTCGACGTCCCGTTCCAATGGGTCGTCGGATCCTACGCGGGCGAAAAGAACGTCTTCGTCAGCCACACCCTCGCGGCAGCAGGACGACTGGTGAATCTCACCAGCCTCTACCGCCACGCCCAACTCCTACATGCCGAAGTGGAGTTCGCGCCCACCTGGAACGCATTCTCCAAGCCCGTCTCAGCGAGCGTGGTCTGGACTGTAGCCGACATCACCCCCGCCACCACTAAGGAGCAGGAGTACTACGGTGGCCGATACCTCACCCTCGGCGGCCCCGTGGCCATGGGCTCCACCACCATCGTCCCCGCTGAC